GTTGTTTAATCATGAATTCATCAACATGTTCCTGAGAAACTTTATCGAACTTCCAGATCTGTGGACCGTAGGATAGAACATCAAGTAAATCAATTAGACCCTTACGTTGACCATATTGTTCTGCTTCTTCTTTGAACTCTGCACAATTATTCGTATCCAACCAAAGTTCATGACGCTCTACGATTGGAATGAAATTCTCAATTCGCTCAGCCTTAGCACCAGCGTTCTGAGGAGTTTTGAGTGGAAGAAATTGAATCCCAATAAGTTCTGGATGTGAGTGCTTGTGCTCTTCGACAAAGTAATTCAGATGGTAAAGTAAATACTTCTGCGCTGCCACAGCTTCAACATAGACAACGCGAAGCTTCCACTTTACAGCAAGAAAGAAAATCTGTTTGACAAAATCATCTATAGGACAAGCCTTTGCCCACTGATCGAGCAGATATACTCTACGTGGGTCACGCTCTACACCAGTCACTGCGATAGCATGGCGGCACCGACCATCTTTGCCGGCCTCAGCTCCTAGATGTGAGCCACCGTGATTCGGATCTACTGTCATATACCGATCAAGATTCCGTGGGAAAACATCTTTTTCTACATCTCCAGCTGCTACATGATGCCGAATGACAATACGATACTGCTGAGGATGCGAGGTCTCGAAGTATCTGCTGAGTGTCGGAGACTCTTTCGGAATCGCCAGCGCGCCAGTAACTTTCTCAAAATTGAAGTACCGAAAATCCGACATGTTAAATTTGGCTTTAGACGGATCAATAGGGTAGTTGAGGAATTGACAGGAAAAATGATAACTGCCTAGACGACGTTTCCAACGTAGTAACTTCTCCCGCGTGAACGCTTCTGGAAAGATTGGAATTCCGAAAGGATGTAGAGAGCAGCATCCACCAAGAGCAGAATGCGTAGTCCAACTGAAATAAGGCTCTTCCTGACGAATGTGCGAGTTGAGATCGTCGTGGGACCACCTATTTCCAACAACTATCTCGTCGAAATCTCTTCCAGGATTATTCGGGTCTGAGTCAGTTGCTCCGACAAGAATCTGGTGGTAGTCGATTGTATCTGCCATGACGACTGAGCTTTTACGGGCTTCACGCCCAACAAGGTCATCCTCGACAACCACATTATAGTGTCGGCTCTGTAGCGCCGCTCCGACTCCGATAAGATCGAAAGTGCCTTCTCCTTGTCCTCGACCACTTGCAGTACGACGCTGGTGCAAACTCTCATTTGTCCATGTCTCCTTCGAGGTAGGCATTAGCTCAGGAAAAAGGTGATTGAAGAATGAATTGTTCTCATAGTGGTTCGAGATTCTACTACCCAACTTGATTGCGTTGGTAATGGTCTCACTGACCAACAGGATGCGTATATCCTGACTGTGGGTTCTGTGCATCCACTCAATGTAGAGATCAGTGTAGCCAACACTTGTGAAGAAATCTTCTTCCCGTTTGCCAAAAGGTAATGCTCTCCAAATCGGAAAGCACTCGCTGTAGACTGTGGAATTGTGAGTTGGAACATATGCTTCTCCTGCTAGATACAACTGCGTTTTTGAAGCTACGGAAATACACTTTACTTTAACTGCTACAGGAGATAACTTCTGAATGTTAGTAATAAATCTAAAGTCATCTCGTTTTCTATTCCTGCATCTGTCTTGCTTTCGAGGCAAGTAAAAAGGAACTCTCGAATTTGGATAGAATGTCAAAACATACGCAAGTTTCTTTATGTTGCCATCTTCTTTCTTGCCAATATAAGATTGATACTGACTGATAACACTTGGTTTCATTCCAAGAGAAGCGATTAGAGTGCGGATGTTTTCCATCAATTCCAAATTAGTATTTGTAAAAGAGCACTGACCTTCTTTTGATACAGAACCATCTGTATCCATCAAACCACAAAGAAGATCCCAACGCTGTTCTTCTGCCCCTTGGAGATAAATAGAAGGAATGTGCTTGTCATTCGTTACACCAAGTTTATTAAGCTCAGTGCAGAAGTTACCGACAAAACCATACCTATACTTAGCTGCTTGAATTGTGACCTTAATCCCAACCTCTCGAAGCACTGAGATTATATCAGGATCAGCACAAGTAAAAGAGGCGTTCGCAGAAGTTCCATCTCCAAGCCAGCATCCTAAAGCGTATGGATGAATAACTAAAAGTTTCTCACTATATTGAACAGGTTTAGCTACTGCAATCCTATACCTATGTTCATAGTGAGTAACTCCTGTAAGTGCGTCAATACGCTCGGCTTTGATATAAGTACCATACATCTCTTCAGTCGTGAGAACAGAATCTCCATGATAGTACGTCTCATTCGCCAGTCTGACAGTATCATCCACTGTCCAGAGATGACCAGCATCACAAATAAGCTGATCTCCAGTGGAGAAGGTTATCCCATAACTATCAGCACTATCTTCGATCTCACTCTCACCAGTAACTTCGACTGGCTCGCCACTCTCACCAAATACATAATCTCCAACATGGATTTCGTACATCCTCTTAAAACCTGTTGGAGTAGGAATCCTAGTCTCTATACTCAAAGCCTTGAAATGGTCACGGGGAATTTCGATTCCTTCTTTGAGGCCGTCTTTCATTACTGTAAGGCACATCTGATAATGCAAGTTTGAGGCTTTGTCAGGATTCTTGGAAAAGCGATTCTTGCCCATTACAACAGTGCTGAAGTAGTACAAGTCCATCAAAGAATTAGCGCGATAAACCTGTTTCTTCTCCGCCGGCGTTTTGCATAAGTCTGTAGGAATAAGATTATAACCCAGAACGGTAGAACGAGGTACGAAAGTATCCCCGGTCTCTCCTACTTCGAGAGTCCGGAGTACATCTCGTACCTTCTGTTCTATCTCGCGCTGGCTCAAGAAAACTCCTATACCGCAGACGGCGTCACAGTGGTTGCAATGATCTCTGCTACTTCCTCAGCAAGACCGTTGATAATCGTGGAGGCAGGAATGAACAAAGGTTTCTTCAAGCATTGAACCTGAAGCGTCTTTGTCGCAGGATCGTAGTGATAGGTGAAAACGAACGAGCCATGAACAACTGTCACAGTCTCGTTCGCTGTCGCAGCAACATCTTGGCCAATGTCTACTTTGATCTTAGCAACCAAAGCATCAAACATTGGTTCAGAGACGTTGGTGAATGTTTGCATTTGAAGAGCCATGTATTTCTCCTTAGAGCAGTGCGCCAGTGGAAACCTGAGTTTTGACAGAAGTCACCGTTGGTGTAGACGTTGTCGAGGTGGTACTTGATGGAATTTGGTTAAGCAATGCAACGATACTGTTAATGATCGCTGTCTGTTGAGCTGTTTCGATTGTAGTACCTGTTGCGGTTTCATAAGCAGTGAAAACTGCTTGCGCATCAGCAGTAACAAGTGCAAGTTTCTGTGCCCCAGAGCCACTCTGTACATTTGCCGCCGCTGCAAGAGCTTCGGCTTTTGTGACCGAAGCGGCGATACCAACAAGCAACGGTGCAAGAGCAGGATCAACAATTGCTGCCACATTGAGACCATCAGTAATGGTACTATCGACAACAGGATTCGTAAAAAACTTCTTCAAATCCGCCGGTACTGCCTCAAGCCATGTGATAAATTTGTTTGCCATTCGTTACTCCTTAGTCAATGTTGGTTGTCATACACTCTACCCAGTACATCCACTCGAAGCACTGAGGACCGAAGATTGGACTGAACACATCCCTCATAGAGACAGCACCTTTTCATCATAAGCATCCCAATTTACACCAAGTTCATCAGAAAGTTGACGCTCAATTTTAGTAGCAAACTGATGCTCTTTCTGATAAGGTGCATCTGGAGAATCTCCAGGCTCATCCTCATTTCCTTCTAAACGTAACTTTTCAAAAGCTATATCAAAAGCAGTAATATCTTCTTCTCTAATCCCACGCTTACGACAGAGATAAGCCTCGATAAGCTCGTGTATCGCTACGAGAAACTCATAATCCTCGTTTCCCATATCTGACACACGTACCTGCATATCTTCTTCACCAAGTATAAAATTATCCTTAGTATAGAAATAATCACCTACCGTCTCATAGCGATGCCTCTCGTGAGGAATTGTCTGAATGAAAATGTTTTTTATCCTCATACTAGTTCACCGTCCCATCTGTAGGCAGCGAATCTAGTAACTCCGCGTCAGATTCAAGTTGTGCCAACGCTTCTTCTTGATCAACGGCGCTAAGAGTGTGCGAGTTCGAGAACTCCTTGTTCGCCAGTACCGCAGCAAAAGTATGTTCTCCATGTGTCGGCGGCGCTGCGCTACGAATAGCATTGATGATACTTCGTGACGCTTCATCCGCCTTCTCAAAATCAAACATATCCACAGGTTTGACTTCGGTCTTAGATATTTTGGCGAACTGACCCTCGCGATCAAGGATGTCTTGAGCCAAAGCAACTTTGTGCTTACGCTCTGCTAGAGTGGTTCCTTGCGACTGGATTTCATTCGCCAAAACTTGGAGCGCCGCGGGAAGCATCTGAGTGAGCATCTCGCGGCGCTGAGATTTGATCATGTCTAGATTTGAGTCCATGTCTACGATAATGCCGTGGGTAATTTTAATACGTGCATTAAGATAGTCTGAAGATTTCTTAATATAACGTAAGCGTGGGACAGAAACACAGAGCATCGAAGCTATAGCACCTTCGCCAAAACCAGCGGCTTCTAAACGTACAATCTTCTCTAAACGCTGTAACTTTTTGAAAGCGTTTTTCAGTGCTGGCTTGGAACCAAGACGTCCGCTCTTTGGATTGATTGAGCCACCATAGTGAAGATGTCCGAAATTTGCTGAGGTCGTCATTAAAAATCGTCCCTTTGTGGTCCTGTGCGCGGTGCTGTGAGATTATACCGCTCAAAATGTGCATACAGCGCACGCCGCAAAGGACTAGGATCACCTTGCCACTGGCGTTCAGTCTCAGCTACTGCCTCGCGCATCCTCTCAGATCGCCGAGGCTCACACTCGCAGTCTTCAATCTCAGACTTCTTATGCGTACATGTGTTCATGCTTCAAGTCTACCACGTCTGCAACGGCGCCGTCAAGTGTATGCGGGCTATTTCACAGCCAAAAAATGCACCCGCGCACATTTTTCGGCACATACAGCCTTTGCGTGGACACGTGTGATCACTTCTAGCACATACATAAGCATCTGCTACAAGTTTTACAAATTCTACTACGATCTTACTCGTTCTGAAATTTCTAAAAAATTTAGTAGAGACGTCCCCCCCGTTTTATGCGCGAAAAAGATTTTTTTGAGGCGGAGGTGCATATGTTTACTATTTAATCAATAGTTATTAAATAGTTAATGACGAGAGAGTTAGTGATGTAGGAGTTAATAACATAGGAGTTAGTAACATGAGAGTTAGTAGTAAGAGAGTAACTTGTGTTTACTAGAGAGTAAACACTATAGATAGTGTGAAAACGAATATAGTTTAGTATTAAACTATCATTGACTCCCCTGATAGCATAAGACTAGTCTTAAGTCATGGGGGAGATGCATAAGCATCGTTCCCATCGGCCTAGGCCACGGTACCATTAGGTTATACTTTGACAATCGAAAGACAAGCACAGTAGAGGCGAATACGTGTAACGCGTATGTGTGGTGACACTCGGCACTCTGAGACTGTGCTCACAGTGTAGTATGCTGTGAAGAGTATAGTTTCACGGCCATAATGACTCTAGTATTCTAGACAATGCTAGAAGATAAGATGCAAGCGGCCAACTTATCCTATACTCTTCACAGCGTATTGACGCTGTAAACGGAGAAAACAAACATGAGTAACGAACAGAATGTATCTGAGTTGAAGTCAGTGAAGGTTACGGACTCCAAAGTGACGCCGGTAAACGGCGCCGTTGAATTTAACCCGTTGTCAGTGTTGAACGAACGTCAACGCATTGCCCTTGCCGCAAAGTGGGGAGCATTGAAGCAAGCGGAACGTGACGCATATGTGGAGTTTAGCTCTACCGGCGTTACCGATAGCGCTACGCTGTATGTTATCGCTTCAATCCTCACCGAAGCGAACAACAAGATTTTCTCAGACTCACGCGGCGAGTATCTGGGAATCATGCAACAGTGGTATCAGAGTTTGACTAGCGCCGAGCACTCCATCAAAACGTACGGTGAAGCTGAACTTCAGAAGTTGGCCGATAAGACCACTGGCGCACAGCAACTTACTTTGTTGAGTGCCTTGAAAGCAAAGCTGCTGGCCAATCGAACATTCCTGCCCGAGCCGGTAGAAAAAAGTTTCCGTGCTCTATGTCGGAACTTTGGATTTGACCTCAACATGGTCAAGT